TAACTGAATTTTTTCCTCGACATTTATTAATTGTCTTTAGTCACTTCAATGAAAGGAGGGAATTTGTAGGGGAAACAAAATTTAATGATGAAGGGGGATTGCCCTTATTTAAAACACGAGAAGATTTTATGGTATTGTCCAAGTATTGTGATTTTTTTATTTCTATAGACAGCGCGCTTCAACACATGGGCTCTAATCAATCTTTTAATAAAAAAGGAATTGTTTTGTGGGGAACATCAAAACCTGAGAGGTTTGGATATAAAGAAAATATAAATATAATATCAGAATATCCTTATTGTGTAGAAATTAATCCAAAAAAAATAATAGAGGAGGCGAGGAAATTAAATGAAAAATAAATACATATATGTTAAGAACATGCTCTCCATGGATTTGGTGGAATACCTGTCCACTTGGACTTTAAAAAACGTTGAAAAAACATGGATAGACGAACAAGTAAACCACGCTTTTTCATTGCATTCCCAGAACTCAGAAATTTATTCTCATTTACTTCATCATTTACTCCCTGTCATGGAAAAAGAAACTAATTTAAAGTTAAAGCCTATGTATGGTTATACCAGAATTTATGTAGGAGGATCCGAATTATCAAAACATCGAGACAGAAAAGCCTGCGAAATAAGCGCTTCTATAACTTTAAAATATTTTTACCAGGATAAAACATATCAGTGGCCTCTTTGCATGGGAAATATCCCCATCAACATTAAGTCAGGTGACGGAGTTATTTATAAAGGGGAAGAAGTAGAGCACTGGAGGCCTGTTTTTCAACAGCCAAAAGAATATTGGCACCATCAAGTGTTCTTGCATTATGTTGATTTGAATGGGCCTTATGCCACTTTAACTCCCAATAAAACTAATGAGGAACATGAAGAAGAATTTCTAAAAATTAAAAAGGAAATTAAAAATATGATAACAACACTCAAGGAAAGGAATTTATTTTTTTTAAAAAAATATTAAGAATAATTAGGATCGTAGTCAGTCCACTCTTTACCAACAGCGTTAGTCGTTCCATTAGCTTCATCATCCGCTACGGCGGCATCGTATGCTGCCATGGCAGTTGTTATTTCACCTTTTCTGGTTTCCCCCCATGTAAGAAGATCAGCTATGGTTGTTGATCCAACAGCATCGGAAGTAGCACTTAAGTCCGTATTTCCCGTCATGTTTCCAGTTGCAGGGTCTTTGCTTTGAATTTCATTTTGACCAATCAAATCATTCCAAATAACAGCATGAACAGTGTTGGGTAGAGAAGGCATTGCGTTTCCCTTATCCGCCCAAGCTATATAAAAGGAATCATCTAGTTTTATAGAACTGTCGTTATGTATTACAATTTGTGTTGCCATTGTTTTTCCTAATGTTTTATAATGTAGTTAACCACCACGTAAGGTGAAAAGGCATTGTTTCCCGCTGCCGTTACCGTTCCCGATAAAGCACCACCTGATGCCGTTGTTGTTACCGCTACTGTTCCCGTCAGCGTTCCCGCCAAGGTGTGTGAATGATTGTGTCCCGTTCCTGAACCAACATTGTTTGTTACCATGTTGGGACCTGGTACTTTCGGAGAGCAACCTCCTTTGTGGCCCCCTCCACCGCCTCCACTGTTGAGTAAAGCTGGAATATTGTGAATATGAGCGGCTAACTGAGCCTCGGTGATTGATGTATTGTCAATCGATCCCGTTACCGTTACCGCTTGGTTGTTTGTTACACTGTTTGTAGCTGTTACACTGCTTACCGCCTGGTTGTTGGTAACAGCCACGGTTACCGTATTGGCACCGCCCGTTCCTGCGAGGTTATAAGTGTTTCCATCATATCCTTGCGGAGTTTTTCCTTGTAATTGAGGAACGTTGAATGTTGTTGATCCGTTGCCCGCTCCGTATGTATCTCCAAGAACCACATAAAGTTCGGCATAAGTTGTTCGTGATACAGCGGTTCCATCGCATAATAAATATCCAACAGGTGCTGTAGTTTTTCCCCAAGGCTTGATTGTGCCTACTTCGCTTCTGTTTGTAAAATCCTGCAGATTAGTCATTGTACTTTAGCCTCCAACCATTTGTTGAATCGTAGTATACCAAAGAAATCCCTGCACTGTTAGTGGAAATTGTCATATCGGCCGCGTCTCCTTGAACTTTTTCAGCTCCTCCATCAATAGTAATATTATTGGTTCCCGCACTTCCTGTGCCATCAATGACTTTTACTTGCATTCCAATTGTAGGAGAGGCGGGTAATGTTATTGTGACTACATCACTTGAGCAGTCAACAAAAATATTATCGCCGTCTGAGGCTGTGTAAGGGGAATCACTATCAGTTTTTTCCACCCATGCTTCGCCTAATCCAGCTAAAGAAAAAATATCGTACCAGTTGGTACCATCAGTAGAAACTAAACGGTACTTACCATTTGCAATACTCATAGTATTGCCTGTGGCTCCTAATCGTGCTGTTATGGCCGCACCACCACTAATATTATTATAAAGTCCATAAGTTTTTTGTGTAGCGGGAAATTGAATTGTCTGAGCTGCAGAAACAGTTCCTGAAAAAATTAATTGACTGTTTCGGGCCTGGTTGTTGGCTTGAGTGTCGGGTCCATCGGCATTGGTTAATGTTATCCCTGTTCCTGTTGTAAGAGCAGGTACTGCATATACACCAGCAATAGCAAATTCAAAAACCTGAGAAAAATTGTTATTGGTAATGGTTCCCCAAGTACCAGAATTTTCTCCTGTTACTTGTAGTTCCGTTCTGAGGCCAGTTGAATAGGTTACCATTTAATCTCCTAAATAAGTTTTATTGATTATTACTAAGTTTGTCAAAACTTTTATGCAGCCTTAGTTACTTCTACCCAACTAATAGAACTGTTTGAATCATCAACAACATTCCAACCAGTAATGTCAAGATCTCCAGTAGAGACTGTACCTCCAACGCCTGTTAAAGTCAAGGTGGAGCTTGCTTCAATACTTGGATTGCCAGGAGAGGCTGTTGCGCTTACTCCTGTTAAAGCATAGGAAGATGTTTGCGTTGCATCGCCTACCGCTGATGTTGCAGCTTGTCCTGTAGGAGTAATACTAGCTCCTGCTGCTGTGGTTACATCACCTTCGTAAACTGTAAGACTAACACCTGTTGCTGTTATAACAGTTGATCCCGAAATAGTTGGTGCTCCAATAGCTGAAGTAGAACTGACTCCCGTAGCGGTGACATTGCAATCGGCTGTAATGGTAGATGATCCTAAGGATCCCGTCGCTATTGTTCCCGTTGGATAGACACCTGGGCTGATGGCAATTAATGGAGCCCCTAAACTTACATCTAATTCTGGTTCGCTAGCCGCGACAACTGTTATTTCCGCTCCCGCCGTAATTGAGAATGTTCCAATGGAACTTGTTGCACTTACGCCCGTTACAAAAATAGAAGTAAGAACGTCGCCTACGCTAGATGATAAACCATTCCCTGTAATTGTTGGAGCCACATCCCCTTGGAATGTCATATCTCCCGTGCTTGTTGTCGCTCCGACTCCCGTTAAAGCGTATTCAGTTTCTAAAGTCCCCCAAAGATTATCACCCCAACCAATCTCTGTTCCTGTGGCCTGGTTATAGCCTCGACCCCATCCTTGTTGGACGGCAGTGTGTACACTTTCCGCCCCCAAAGAGGAAGTAAGACCATTAGCCGTAGGACTAACGGACGCTGTTCCAGTTACGGAAGCTACATCATTTGTGCTTGAAGTGAGTGAATTTCCCGTAGCGGTGACATTAGCGATACCTTCCGCCACGACAGTTCCGGTCGTGAACGTACCAGAGACGCCAGTAAGCGTGATATTACAATCACCCGTAATAGTGAGCGTTGTAGTACTTGACGTGAGGCCATTACCTGTAGCGGCAACGGGTGCGTATTCTCCCCACGCGCCACTGCCCCAAGTCTCTCGGCCCCATCCTTGTAGAGAGGCCATGATTTATTCTCCTTATGCGATCCTTAAAATTGCAGCAGTCGCTTCAGCAGCAGGGAACGTAATTGTAAATGTTCCTGCGGTAGAAGTTTTAACACCACCAAAATCCAAAACACAGACAGATGCATTGGTTGTTAAACCAGTAACTGTGGAACTGTTATAAATCACAGCAGCTTGTGCAGAAATAGTTGCAGTTGTAAATGATAAGTCTGGTGAAAAATCACACACAGCCGTATCAGTTGATAATACAGGTGTTACTGATGTTAATGCTCCTCCGCCTTCGGCATAAGTGCCCGAGGCTCCGACTTCATCGGTTTGTTGAAAAACAGTTGTTGATTTTGATAATGTCGCTTCACTATCATAAAGTGCTAGTTTAAAAGCGTTCCCTGTCGTAGCCGTAAAATCGTGTAGGCCTTTCAGGATCTCCACTTTAAAACTGTTGCATACAGCTTGAGTAATTGCCATAATAATCTCCTATGGGTTCCTTGATTCGAGAGGGATACGAATAACGCCGTCCCGAAATTCGTCTCTACGGTCACGCCCCATCTCATATGTGGCGAGAGCCTGTACAGACTCGTTAAACATTTTATCATAATATTGTATCATATCTGCTGGACCTTTCAAGTATCCAAGAGCTTGTAAAATACAACCATATAAAAGCACGTTCGGAGCGTTTTGACTTAACCAAGTAGACGTTTGTGTACTGGATAAACCATCAGGCTTGTACGTGTATGCGAGCTCACATGTTAATGCAGCGTCCGGGGTTGGCGCAATATAGTGCGTATTGTCATCCCACATAGCATAAAACTTAGGGGTACCTGTTGCCGTTCTATCGGGCCAATATTCATTCATAAACGAAATATCTTTCTGTAGCAAGAACGTTCTATCTGGTTCGGCCGCAGCAGCATCATAAATTTGAACAAACCGTGAATTTTGCCAGTCAGCAGGCAATGGTAAAAAGGGATTGCCTATCGTTAATACAGCATAATCATATTTACGAAAATAAGTAAGATCAACCGTTCTTAAAATTTGATCCTCTATAGATTTTATAAAAGGCTGCACAATAGCATCGGATAAAACATTAGTATCTGTTTCCGTGTAGTTTCTTACATTATCATTTAAATCTGAATACTCGGTCATGACGTACTCACTGTAACATTTCCAGTTCGGGAGATCAATTGTGTTTTCTTATTGGGTTGTTGTGCACTTAATGGCATCATACTTTTTCTTGTACTTACATAACTAGTTCCGTTAGCATAGTAAGCAGTGAAAGTTTCATCTAGTGTTTGAAAACTATTAACGGCCAATCCATCTCCACCACTATTATATTGTCCTAGTGGTATGTCATCAGCATTAGCTATAGCGGGTCCTTGTGGTCCTCCTAAAAAAACTCTTGCAGAAACAACTTGTGGTTTAGCATGTGCTAAGGATTGAGCGTCTGTTGGATGATTAGTGGGGTTCAATAAAGGAGATTTAGGTTCGTATTCTGAAATATGAACCCAGGCCCCTGTCCATTCCTGAACCATTTCATTATATGGATAAGCTTGTCCATCCCTGTCAGAGATTCTTAATGCAAACTTGCCTGAAGCATAGCGTCCCATTAATATGTTCCTGCTGTGATGCCTACTTTTGGTACAAAGTGCGAACTTACATTTCCTCTATTAGTATCGGCAGCTCTTCTAAATTCTTCTTCATATGCTATCTTTAAAATTTGTGTTCTTTCAGGTGCATATTTTAAAGCAATGTAATAAGCAAGCCCTGCTGTAAGACAAGGCAAAAAAGAAAAAGGAATTTCACTATTATTGGTATAGGCTCCTGAATCTTTCATACGGAGCATGGCATAAAAAACTACAGTGTAAGCTACATCTGCCGCGGGATATAAATACAAAGTAGGATTAATGGTTTTTTCAAAATAATATTGTGTCGGTCTCCCACCAGAAGTTTTAACTGTATAATTTAAATAAGTTGAACGACCAATAGGAGAACACGAGTATTCATTATTATTAGAATCACGAATAACCAAATCTGTAATTTCTACAATTTCAGATGCAGCATCGGCATTTGATCCATATAAAGATGTTCCTGATAAACTAGTAATATTCGCCGCCAATGCAGCAGTTTGCTGTTGGATAGTCCAAAGATTAAGTCCTCTGTTAGACCATTCAGCTAAAAGAAGATTAAGAGAACGACGAGCAGTTTTTAATTGATACCCACTACGGTCCTGTAAACCGCAACGTTCAAATGCCTCTTCTATGATTTCATCAATAGATAAATCAAATGTTGCTGTACTAGCATAAGTTGGCATATAATCTCCTATTTACCAACTTTTCCACCTTTTTTCATTTTAGCTTTGCCACCTTTTTTCATTTTAGCTGCTCCGCCTTTTTTGTAGCCTCTGTTGAGTTCGCCTATGACTCTTCTTTTCTCAGCTCTTCGATTAGGGTTCATGCGTTCTGCATCAATTCGCCCTACTTCCTCTAATAAATTCCTTCTGGCTGGTCCACCTGTCTGACGTTTAACTGCGCCTCCTTTTTTCATTCCAACTTTTCCACCTTTGGATTTTTTAGTTGCTCCGCCTTTTTTCATTCCTGGTGCAGTCATTAATTCAGTTGGAACACGTTTAGATCTTTCGCCTACGCCATAGCCTCGTGAATACATCATATCACCTGTGCGACCACCTCTATTCATTTTTTTAACTGGTCTACCTAATTTAGACCCATACGTTCCTTTACCTTGGGGCATAATAATCTCCTTTGTTTTATGCTATATTAATACCCTTTATCTCTTTCCTTGTCGATTATATTTTTTCCATGATAATCTTTTATGCTTATTGTTTGGTCGTGATCTAGGAGAATGACCAATACTTGTTCTTTTTTTAACAGGAGTAAAATAATCTGTACGACTTGTAAATTGAGTCATTTAAGAAAGCATTCCCACTACCCATAAAACTGCATAGCAGGTTAAAAAGAAAGTTCCCGGTTCCATTAATTATTCCATTTCTCCTTGGCACGAAGCGTCCATCTTTCAAACGCCTCCTTGCTTATTTCTTTCCTTACCATCTTGGCTCCTTCCGGAAGCTCGTTGTGAAGTGTCACTATTTCCCCTTCACCGCTCAATTCCACCAACGCCGGTCCGCAAAATGCGTCCTTCGTATAGTCCGTTTCCTTTTTCTTTAGCAGTCTTACTTCCTTCATGCATGAGGAAAGTGATTCCATCGGAACATATTGGGTCATTCTATGCTCTTGGTCGTT